AGAGCACCCGGCGGTTCTGGTATCGGTGGTGCTGGCGGGTTTGGCACTGCTATTGCTGATGTAACGGGACTCCCCGGCGCTGTAAACACTGGTAGTGGTGGCGGGGGTACTGGATTAACAAGTTACGGAACTACAGGTACAAGACCTTCTGGGGCTGGTGGTTCAGGTGTTGTTATCTTCCGTTACCTTGGCGCACAACGTGGCACAGGTGGCACAATAACTTCTGCGGGTGGTTACACTTATCACACGTTTACAAGCTCCGGCACATACACAGCATAAGGAAATAACATGGCACATTTTGCAAAAGTAAATAATGGTGTTGTGGTGCAAGTCATTGTTGCCGAGCTTGAGTTCTTTGATACATTTGTAGACTCAAGCCCCGGACAGTGGCTACAAACTAGCTACAACACATATGGTGGTGTTCACGTTAACGGCGGTACTCCATTACGAAAGAACTACGCTGGCCTTGGGTTTACATATGACTTAACCCGTGATGCGTTTATTCCCCCTCAACCATACGCAAGCTGGACTCTTAACGAGACTACTTGCTTGTGGGGCGCCCCTGTTGCCTATCCAGATGATGGTAAGCAATACACTTGGGACGAAGATGCACAACAATGGAATGAGGAGATAACATGAGTCAACTTGTGATAAAAGGCGCTACGACAGGCACAGGGGTTTTTACCCTTGAGTCTCCAGCGACCAATACCGACAGAACATTGGTGTTGCCTGATGAAGCGGGGACAATCATTACTACGGCAGGTGTGCCATCTAGTGCATTACCAGCAGGTAGTGTGTTGCAGGTTAAAAATTACCAGTTTGGTTCTTTACTGTCTTTAGGTAACGTCCAAATCCCTTACGATGACACTATTCCTCAAATTACTGAGGGTGGTGAGGTAATGACGTTAACTATCACGCCTCAGTCTGCGTCAAGTAAGTTAATGATAGAAGTTCTTGTGAATGCGTGTCCTTCTTTATCAGGCGAAAAAATGGTTGTATCTTTGTTTCAAGACACAACAGTTGATGCTATTGCTTGTGTTTCAGAAGAACTGTTTGACTCTTCTTACATGGTGGCAATACCGCTAAGACATTTTATGTCATCTCCGGGAACCAGTGCTGTTACGTTTTCAGTCAGAGCCGGAAGAACAGATAGTAGTGCTAACAGCTTTACTATTAACGGTTATTTAGGGGCTAGGAAATTTGGGGGTGCTTTGGCAACCAGCATCACAATAACAGAAATAGCGGATTAAACTATGACAATAATATTAGACCCTCAAGAAGGAATTGCAAACGCTACTTGGACAACCGCTGGTAGACCTGTTTCACCCATTGCTGGTCAGCAGGGGTTTAACACAACCACAAAAGCGTTTGAAGTTTATGACGGCGTTGACTGGGCTATAGGGGCGCAAAGATTTGTACTCTCTGGTGGCACTGTAACAACGGCTGGAGGTTATACATACCATACTTTCACTTCAGCAGGAACCCTTACTGTTGCAGGTAGTGGTTCTGTTGACTACCTTATTGTTGCTGGCGGTGGTGGCGGAGGCCCAGATTGGTCTGGCGGTGGTGGTGCAGGTGGTTATTTAGCAGGTACTACTTCTCTTTCTTCGGGGAGTCTGGCAGTTACAATTGGTGCAGGGGGCGCAGGTTCTATAGGAAACGCAGCACCCGGTAGTAGTGGTAATAATTCTTCGTTTAACTCTCTGACCGCAATAGGTGGCGGCGGTGGCGGTAATGGTAGTGGCGGTTTATCTGGAGGTTCTGGAGGTGGTGGAGACATCGACACTACTGGTGGCTCTGGTACAACTGGTCAGGGTTTTGCTGGCGCTAACGGGAACAGAGCTAACTCCTTGCAAGGGGGCGGCGGTGGCGGTGCGTCAGAAACAGGTCAAGCGCAAGCTGGAGGTGACGGCTCTCAGTGGGTAAACGGTTCTTACTACGCTGGCGGTGGCGGTGCTGTTAGAAACGGCAGTACAGGGGCTGGCGGCCTCGGTGGTGGAGGCACAGGCGCAAATGGCGGTTCTGGCGGAACTGCTGGCACTGTCAATACAGGTGGAGGCGGTGGCGGTCAAAACGGTGGTGGTTTTGCTGGCGGTTCAGGTATCGTTATTGTTCGCTACCAAGCATAAGGAAATAACATGGCACATTTTGCAAAAGTAAATAGTGGTGTTGTGGTGCAAGTCATTGTTGCCGAGCCTGAGTTCTTTGATACATTCGTAGACTCAAGCCCCGGGGAGTGGCTACAAACCAGTTACAACACACACGGTGGCGTACACGCTAACGGCGGTACTCCATTACGAAAGAACTATGCTGGCGTTGGTTTTACATACGACAGTACACTTGACGCTTTTATCCCTCCAAAGCCATACGCAAGCTGGACTCTTAACGAAGACACTTGTTTGTGGGACGCACCAGAACCAACGGAGTGATAAATGGGAAACATAGACCCAGTAGAATATGGGAGACTGACAGCACAGGTTGAGAACTTAACTTGTAAGGTAGAGAGCATGGAGACAGACATCAAAGAGTTACTGGCTTTGGCTAACAAAAGCAAAGGTGGTTTCTGGATGGGTATGTCTATAGCCTCTGCTGCTGGTGGTTTACTTACATGGCTTTTAACATATTGGAATAGATAATGCTTGCTGAACTTGCGATAGCCAACGCTGCCTTTGGTGTTATTAAGGAGACTATAGCCAATGGTGGTGACATTATGGCAGCGGGTCAGCACATCTTCAAGTTCTTTGATTCTAAGTCGGAGTTAGCAAAGAAGGCTAATAAGTCTGGTTCAGACTCAGAGGCTTTCTTTGCTCTAGAACAGATCAAGCAACATGAGGCGGCTATCCAAGAGCTATTCATCTATCAGGGCAGAGCAGGGCTTTGGGATGATTGGTTAAAGTTTCAAGCGGAGGCAAAGCGTAAACGTGATGCTGAGGCTAGAGAGATTGTGTTAGCGGAGATTAAACGTAAAGAAAAACTATGGGCTTGGATTAACGGGTTCTTAATTATTGTCTCTGTCATAACAGGGGTAGGTATTATAGCTGGTTTAATCTGGCTTGTTGTAACGAAAGGTGGACTATGAGAGAATTACCAAAGCGTAACCAACGCTCAAAGAACAATAAGAAGAAGAAGAAATGAGACACTCAGTAGGAAAAGTAATAACACCAGCTACGTTGACAGAGTTGTTCACAGTCCCCGCTGGGTACAAAGCCGAGGTTAGTACCTTGTTTGCTAGTAACCATCAAGGAAATAACAAGTTTATCACCTTATACTGGCAACACGCACATGACATTACCCACAAGATTTACATTGTAACTGGTTATGTAATCAATGCTAACAACTACTTAAAGTTTAGCGATAGTATGGTTATGCAAAGCGGTGACTCCATACAGGTGTTAACAGAGGCAGGGTCAGAGATGAGTGTTATTGCCTCGTTTGACCTCAGAAAAGAAGCACAAACTGTAGCATTTGATGGCGAATAAGCTTGACAAATTTAGAAATCTGTGGTATAATAGCAACAAAGGAAGAAACAAATGACATATTTAGAACTTGTCAATAAGGTCTTACGTCGATTACGCGAGTCAGAAGCAGGGACTGTGCAGGGTGTAGGTGATGTTAACAGCTACCCTCGCCTGATTGGAGACTTTGTTAATGAAGCAAAGAGTCAGGTCGAAGCTGCGTGGGACTGGAGTGCTCTTCGGTCTACCTTGACTCTGAACACCCAAGCCGATGTCTTTAACTACGAGTTGAACGGTGCAAAGAATAACTTCAAGGTGTTAGATGTCTGGAACGACACTAAGGACATTGAGTTACAGTACCAGACTAGCTCTTGGTTTAACAAGGCATTTATAGGTAGTGATGCCCCAAGAGGCTGTCCCTACTACTACAACTTTAACGGTGTCAGTGTAGACCGAGATACTCAAGTAGACTTATACCCAATCCCTGATGGGGCTTATGCCTTACGGTTTAACGTCTTGTTGCGTAACCAAGAGTTGACAGCGGATGCAGATACTGTTGTGCTCCCTACCCGTCCTATCATCCTGTTTGCTACGGCGATGGCGATTGAGGAACGTGGTGAAGACGGTGGTCAACAAAGTATTAACGCCTACGGTGCTGCTCAGTCGGCATTGGCAGATGAGATTGCAATGGATGCTGCTCGTCACCCAGAGGATACTATTTGGTATAGCGTATGAAACAATTACAAACACTCTCAGTAGTCTCTCCCGGCTTCTTCGGTTTAAACACCCAAGAGAGTGGTATCACCTTATCTCCTAACTACGCGCAAGAAACTAACAACGTGGTTATTGATAAGTATGGTCGGTTAGGTTCTCGTAAGGGTTGGCAAATGCGTACACTAGACGGTGCTACTCAGCTTGCAGGTAACCCCATAGAGTTCTTGATGGAGCATATTAACGGTGATAACACTGCTGTTACTATCTCTGGTGGTAATAATAAGTTGCTCCTCAACGGCTCTAATGTTGACAACTTTGTAGAGATAACACCTGCTGGTTACACGATTACAAAGAATAATTGGAAGGGTGCTTCTCTTTATGACCACGCTCTAATTGTTCAAGAGGGACAAGCTCCTATCATCTACTGTGAGAATGAGTCACCAGTGACGCAAACGCTTGACGGTCTCACAGGGGTTACTCAGTCTTTCGGGACTAGCCACCCAAAGGACGTACTCGCTGCTTACGGTCGGTTCTGGGTACATGATGGTTCCTTTGTCTACTGGTCAACGGACATAGCAGACTCAGCTTTCCCAGCCTTTGCAGGGGGCACTAGCGGCTTTTTAAACATAGCCGCTGTCCTGCCTAACAACGTAGACACTATCGTTGCCCTAGGCTCTTACAATGGCTTCTTGGTTATCTTCTGTGAGCGTAACATTGTTATCTACAGAGGGCCAGAGAACCCACTAGGAGACTTCTCGCTTCAGGATGTTATCGCAGGAGTTGGTTGTGTTGCTCGTGATAGTGTGCAGGGTACAGGTAATGACTTGATCTTCCTATCTGATACGGGTATTCGTTCTTTGGGTCGCTTGATTCAAGAGAAGTCTGTACCGCTACGGGATTTAACAGCTAATGTCCGTGATGACTTGTTGGCTGATATAACGATAGAACGCTTTAACACATTGATTAGAGATAGCGCTTCTGACCTACGAAATGTAAAGTCAGTGTACTCTGAGCTAAATGCTTTCTACCTGCTCTCCTTACCTTCTATAGAAAAGGTATATTGCCTAGATATGCGTAAGCCTTTAGAGACAGGGGCTGCTCGTGTTACTACTTGGAAAGAGTATGAGGCAAGAGCCTTAACCCGCACTCGTGGTCGTGAGTTGTTAATTGGTAAGCCTGATGGTATCGGTGTTTATAACACATACACAGATAACGGTTCAGCCTACCAGCTTAAATATGCCTCCCACTATTTGGACTTAGGGATGCCTACTACCAATAAGATGCTGAAGCAGATTAACGCTACGGTTATCGGTGGTACTAACCAAACCTTTGTTATCAAGACCAGCTTTGATTACCAAGATAGTCCTCGTTCTTACCCCTTCACTATTGTGACTGGAGAGGTTTTTGAGTATGGACTTGCTAAATATGTAGAGTATACAGAGTTTAAAGGTGTAGTGGAGGATTATGCAAGTCTTCCTGTATCGCCTTCAACAGGTGACGCCTACATGCTTAGTGGTGAGTTTGCTAATAACAATGTATACCAATGGGATGGTAGTTCTTGGTTAGATGTCACTAGCACATGGGAGACTACTTTTACTGTTAATAATTATTCAGAGTACACATTTGGTGTTGTTCTCGAAGCAGTTAAGAGCAGTGCTGGCGGTAGTGGTAACGTAGTTCAAATCGGCTTTGAGGCTGAAGTAAATGGTAATGAGCTGTCAGTACAAAAGATTGACATGTTTGCTAAAACAGGAAGGATAAGTTAATGGCAAATTATTTAAAGGTTACAAACTTTGCGGTTAAGGATGGTTTAACCACAGGTGACCCAAACAAGATTGTTAAGGGTGCGGAGATTAACTTCGAGTTTGACGCTATTCAAACATCAATTAACGGTAAGGCTGACTTAGAAAGCCCTGTCTTTACTGGCGCACCTAAAGCACCTACGGCTCCTTTGGGGACAGAGACTACACAACTAGCTAGTACCCTGTTTGTTAAGAATGCCATTGATGCTATTCCAGCGGGGACTACTGTAGGAACCCTTGGGACACAAGATAAAGATGCTGTAGACATTACAGGCGGGACAGTAGTAGGGTTAACACAGCTTGAGATAGATGCTTCTGCTCAAGCAGCAACACAAACAAGTTTAGATGTTCCCTCTAGGACAGGCGCTGGTGCTTCAGGTACTTGGAATATTGATATATCAGGAAGCGCTAATATATCAACCGCTGATGTCAATGCCGCAATCGCTGGGAGTACTGCCGGACAAGTAGGGACTTATGCTTTTCTAAAGCTAACTAATAATAGTTCAAACGGGACGACGGTCAATTATACCGTAGCGGGTTCTCTCTTATCTTGGGCAGGTGTTTACTACCAAAACCTTTCGACGGGTAACAATGCTTATCTAGCTGTCGTCTCCGGCGGCGTCATCACAGGGTATACTGCGATAACAGGAACGTGGAGAGCTATGGGCTGGGGTCAGATACCATTGGGTCAATCAGGGAGTTCAGCTACTCTTTATCTTAGAATTGCTTAAAGGTTAATATGGCAAACATTACTTCACTAAAAAACCCTGTATGGGTTAATGACGAACAAATTAATTGTATCATCACTCTTGACGTGTTCGGAGATGAACAACTTCCGTTTACTGCCTCTCCTCATGATGTAGAAGAGCATGGGCGCATCATCTTCCAAGAGTTGGTTGATGGTCGCTATGGGCCTATTGCGCCTAAAGGAGAATAAATATGGATCCGATGACGATAGCAGCTATTGCCCAAGTAGGCGGTGGTTTATTAGGGGGCTTTGGCGCTAAGAGCGGTGGTAGTGATATTTCTGCTGCGGCTGCTAGGGCTGCTGAGATGGCCAAGTTTGATCCTTATGGTGTTACAACAGGTAACGCTAGGGCTATCTTTGATACTAAGAATAAGACAGCTACCTACGAGTTAACCCCTGAGATGCAAGCTCGACGGGATCAACTGTATGGGTTAAGCGATGAGCAGTTAGCGTCGATTAACCTAGACACCACTCAGAACGCTCAAGATTATTATAACCAACAACAAGGATTGATGGCTGGTGGTCGTACAGCAGAAGACATAGCCCTTCGACAGCAACAGCTAAACAGTGGTCGTATTGGCCTAGGTTTGTCAGGGGCAGCTATGGGTGCTGGGTCTGGTACGGGGTATGTTAACCCTGAGCAATACCAACGTGACTTAGCTCGTGCTCAAGAGGATGCTCAGTTAAGTGCTTTGTCAGATGATAGAGCAAGGGCAATACTAGACCAAGACATCGCCCGTGGTCAAGGGTTGTTTAACTTTGGACAAGGTATTGAACAACTAGGTATCAATACAATGGACATAGGTGCTAACTACGGTAAAGCCTCTGCTCAGGCTGGCTCTAATGCTGGTCAGTTATTGTTAGGTGGTCAAAGAGCTGCTAGTGAGTATAACTTAGCTGGTGATGTAAACTTTGGTAGGATGCTCCAAGGCTTCGGTCAAGGGATGCAGGGGAACACCCAAAGTGGGATGACGCCTTATGGTGATTTTGGGTCAAGTATATGGTCTAACAATATAAATCAAGGAGCTAACGCACGCCTCCTACGACAAGGTTAAGGAGTAAATAATGGCTAGTGAAATTTTAGGTTTATTTGGAAAGACTCCCGCTCAAATACGGCAGGAGCAATTTGACAGTTTGATGGTTTCTCCTGCTCAGATGGGGAGCCAAGGGTTACTTCAACAAGTAGCTTCAATGGGTGGGAATGCTGGTGCAGCGGTTGGTAACTTGGCTGGTCGTATGATGGGTGGTATGGCTCCCGGAGAACGTGAAGCAATGGTTATGCAAGATGTGATGCAGCGAGTGGGGCAAGACCCTAACATGACACAGTCTGAGCGTTTGCGTAAGATGGCTGAGATTGTATCACAACAACCGGGCATGGGGGATCAAGCCTTGAAGTTGCAAGCGGCAGCTAACCAGATGGAAACCCAACAAATTAAGATTGAAGAGGCTAGGTTCAAACAGGATAATAGGTTTGAAGACAGGAAAGAAACAAGATTGGTTCCTGATGGGTACGGTGGTGTTGTACCTAAGCAATTCTACTGGACTGAGAAGTATAATAAGGACACAGGTAAGTGGGAGAAGATGACTGCTCCCTCTGAGACACCCCCTCCTAAAACTGGAGAGGATAAAAGTGCCTTAGATAAGGAAGCTGAACGGAGACAAGCAGGAAAGACCCAAGGAGGGGCCACTACTACCCCAGTAGCTGAACAAGCGATCCCTACACCCCGGATACTACCGCCTCAGAACACACAGTTAACTGAAGCACAGCGATTAGAACAATTATACTACGACCAGCAACAAGCAGCTAACCCACGACCTGCTCCAGCACCAGCCCGTCCAGCACTACCTCCATTGACCTTTAAGACTGTGGAAGATCAAGAGAGTGCAATGCGTCGGGCTGTAGCGGCTGGTAACAGAGAGTTAGCCATGCGTATCCGTGATGCTCAAGTAGGCACAAACCGTTAAAAGAAAGTAAAGAATGGCAACACAAATACCACTTAGAGAGGGTCTTGACCTAAGTTTAATACCTGATGCAGACTTGGATGCGTTAAGAGCTAACGACCTACCTGCTGTGTCTGATGCCACTCTAAACTATTTACGAGGTGAGGGTGGTAGCTCTTTGGATGCCTTTACTTCTAATGCTAGTAGGGGCTTCACCTCTTCCTTGCGTGGACTTGGTATTCTACAGCCAGACGAAGAAGCAGACTTGTTAGCAGAGCGTGAGAGCCGGATGCTACTGGATACTAACCCCTACGCTGGTTGGTCTGGTTTGTTAATAGGCTCTGCCCTTGACCCTGTAACCCTCCCTGCGGCTATCCTGAAGCCTTTAGCCATTGGTGGTAGGATAGCTACAGGTGCGTTGCGTGGCTCCGCTGGTGGCGCGTTTGGTGGCCTTGTTGACCCTGTGTATGAAGACATGGGGGATAGTCGTGCCCTTAACGTAACTGGTGGTGCTGTCCTCGGTGGTGCTCTTGGTGGCTTGGTTGGTAGGTTATTTGGTAAAGCAGCGCCCAAGGCTGAGGTAGATGGTAAGGCGGGGTCAGAGGCTGAGGTAGATGCTGCTAAGATTTTAGAGGCAGAAGACCCAGCTAAGGCTATTGACGAAGTAGCGGCTAAGGCTGAAGAACCTGCTATCCCTGAGAATGCTGTGTTTAACAGAGAGTCAGGTATCTTTGAGACGTTTGCTGAGGAGACACCGACTGTTGACTTTAATCTTTGGCCATCAATAGCAAACGCTAAGCCTAGGTTTAACCAGTTTACCACAGGCTTTGACAACGACATTGACAAGGCTCTTTACATTGTAGGCAAAAGTACCTCTAAGAGTGACAAGCATGACACATACGTTGATTGGCTGAAGGAAGTTACTGGGTTAGATGAGGCTAGTGTTCTAGCTGCTGCTCGTAGTTCAAGGGCAGAGTTGGTTAAGTCTTTCGGTCGTGCCACTCCTGATGCTAACGGTCGTATACTTGCTGATCCTAGCACCTTCTCTCAGACTATTAGACAACAGCGTACAGCACCCCGTCAAGTAGCTACCCCTGTTAAGCCAACTGTCACAGTCAAGGATGGCTTGGACGATAAGGACTTAGCCCTGCTTGAGAAAGCTGGTGTTAAGGTTATCGTCGGTCGAAATGGTAACTTGATTGTGCAGGACACTTTTGCCTCTAATAAGGTGATGACAAACGGTGAGTTTTTGCGCCGAATGGAAGCTGCTGGTATTGGCATTGATCTCCCTGCCTTCCGTAAGCGTACAAAGGCTGAGGTTGAGGCTAACAAGGCCGCTGAGCGTGAGCAGATGATGTCTCCTGAGTTTTGGCCTCGACAAGAGCCACCATCAGCAGAGCGTGCTCCAGTGTTTGACCGTCAGACTTGGACAAATGTTAAGCCAATGTCGGAAGCCACAAGAGCTGCATGGACTAGCCCTCCCCGTCCTCCTAACCAAGCTCCTAATATGGAGGGGTTACAGACTGGTGCTCCTCGTGAGGGGGATGCGGCTGGTGCTACACGCGCTAAGCCCTCAAGCATCTACGGTTCAGACCTTGCTCCGGGGATAGCTAACATGTCCCCCACTGAGCTGGCTATGCGCTCCACGATGATTGAGCCAGAGGAGGTTATGAAGATGATGCCCCCAAAGGTCAGAGCAGCAGAAGAGGCTAAGCACCCCTCGGGATTGGCTGAGTACTTAAGCAAGGGTCAAGTGCGACTAAAGGAAATCTTAAGGGACAATAACAACATCGTAGAGTGGATGCTGGCTAAGAGTAGAACTAAGCGACCAATGAGCGAAGAGGATGCTGGAGCCTTTGCACCCTTCTATCATCAAGCTATGGCGGCTCGTGAGGTGGTGTTAGATAAGGCAGTGGCTCACCGTGCTGCTGGTGGTTCTTTTGAATCAGGTGAAGGTGCTCAGTTAGCTCAAGACTTATTGTACTACACTGGCATCGCCCTGTTTAAGAAGAATGAGGGCAGTAAGGCTGGTCGTGCCCTAAATGCTTTCCGGTTACTATCTGAGAAGGCGCGTAAGGGACAGACTGTTAAGAATATATTTCCGGGAGTGGCTTGTTAATGGCAAAATTAGATAGCGAAGCATGTGCAATTAGCATTGATGAGATGCTAGACGCAAGAGAGAAGTACAAGAACGTAGACCCCGAGAAAGCTGATGAGATAATTGGGTCTATGGTTGAGAGATCCCTTGAGGGTAAGAAGCCTAACATAGGAATGAAGCTCAACGAGTACTTAATCAACGGTATGTTGTCAGGTACAGGCACTCCTGTGGTTAACACCATCGGTGGTGGCATCCAGACGATCATGAAGCCTCTCTTGAACCTCATCGATGCCTATGTACCTAAGAAGGGTGTAACGCCCGTACAAGCCCAACGAGAGCGTCGAGCAGCTAAGGCAGCAGTGTCTGCCCTTATGGATGGATGGAAGACGGATTTAGTCTTCTTGTCTCGTGGGTTTGGTACTGGGTTGCCTGTTGACTTTAAGATAACCCCTAAATCCCTAGGCATGTCAGAGAAACAGTTTAACCAGTGGTTAGTAGACTCAGGGGCTGCCCCCGACATTGATGGTAAGGTTAACCCAGAGCTTGCCCGTCAAGCCTTAGGTGAGAGCTACGACTACATGACTCACGCCATTGGGGGTAAGACAGGTACCATTGTACGCCTGCCCACTAAGTTAACTGTCGCAATCGATGAGTACTTCAAGGCACGTCTACGCTCACAACGGATGATGAACTACCTAAGCAAGAAGGCATCGCTGGATGAGGAGAAGGGGTTAGGTTCTTACGATGACTTGTATCAGAAGTATAAGAAGGAAACCTTTGCTGACGGTAAGGCTGAGGAGTTGTACGGGAGCATGGATCGGTTTGAACAGATAGTTGGTGACGAGTTTGATACCGCTATCTTTGATGTCCGTAACTACGCTGTCGATGGTACGTTCCAAGCTAAGCTCCAAGGGATGTTAAAGAAGATTTCTGAGGCTAAAGGCGAAGGCCGTACCCCGGCTGAGGTGTTCTTAACCCAGACAATCCCCTTCCTGCGTACCCCTTGGAACATCTTCAAGGAGAGTGCTGGTTACATCCCCGGTGTTGGTGTTGTTGTCCGTCCCACAAAGACTGTAACAACCAAGCGTATTCGTGAGGCATCAGATGGGACAGAGGTAGTAGACTTTGTTACAGCCAACGAGAACATGTCCAAGATGGATATGATTCCACGTCAGCTTGTAGGCTTCGCTATCACAGGCGGGGTGTACCAGTTATTCGACAGTGAGCTAATCACAGGCTCTATGCCTTCCGACCCTGCTGAGCGTAACACATGGAAGTCATTAGGCAAGCCAGCTACCTCAATCAAAATTGGGGACACATGGGTTGACTACTCTCGTGCTGAACCGCTGGCAACAGTGCTTGGTATGATGACTGATCTGTTCGCTGAGCAAAAGCGCATCATGGATGGAGAGGTTCAAGCAGGTAAAGAATGGGAGGATATCCAGAAGAAAGCGTGGGCATCTGTCAAAACCAACATGTTACAGAAGACGTTCATGCAGGGCTTTGCTGACCTGTCTGACGCCTTGTTTGCCAATGATACTACAAGGGCACAGGGGTTATTAGACAACTACGCTAAGCGCTTCATACCTGCCCTGTCTAACACATTTGCTCGTGGCTTCGACCCTAATGAGCGTGAGGCTATTAGCACAATCGAGAAGATGCAACAGCGTATCCCCGGTGCTCGTAACCTCCTACCTAAGAACTACGGGTTGGTTAATGCTGATCCTAACAACACATCCCCAGAAGCGCTTAAGACTAACATGTCACAAGCAATCTCTGGTGTTGCTATGGATGATGTACAGACAGACTTCCAAAAGAGGTTGAGTGACATTGGGTTCTCAGTGTCCACAGTGTCGCGTAAGGTAGGCGGGGAACAGTTAACCGCACAAGAGTACAGTGATTACAAGCGTTATATAAACGAACTGGCAACCCCTGTATTCAAAGCTGCCCTACCTAACTTGGAGAAGATAGGTAACAAGAAGACAGCGGAGTATGCCATTGAGAGAAAGATTATGCCTAAGATAAAGAGGCGAGCACTTCTGCGGTTACGTCAACAGTACCCCAGACTCACCGAAGCTATCAAAGAGGATAAGATATTCCAACGAAGAGGTAACCAGTAACAACAAAGCCCCTAAGCAGTGATGCCTAGGGGCTTTTTTTTAGTCTTTTATTTCTAAGACCTCTTGATCTAACTCACTGAACTCCCCAATGTAGATGGAGAAGAAGGGAACCTTAATGATAAGCCCCTCATAGGCGGCTACAAACCTACCCTCCTCATCCCCCACCACATGGCAGATGTTGTCGTTATGCTCAATGTCGAAGCCAATACCTAGCCGCATGTTAATGTTAATCATACTTACTATCCTCGTGTTTAATCCGAGCGATGATGTAATTCTTAACCAAGCTACTGCGTACAATATCAGCCACCGAGAACTCAATCTCTGTAAACTCCTTCATCGAGCGTAGGATGGTTAAGAACTCAAGCAACCCACTCTTATCATCCCTCTTCTTCAAGTCCACCTGTCGATAGTCACCGCATAAGAAGAACTTAGACGTGTGCCCAATACGGGTGATGATGGTGTCCAGCTCATGCATCGTACAGTTTTGACTCTCATCAAGGATAACGATAGCATTGTTAAACGTAGTCCCTCGGATAAACGAGGTGGACAGGAACTCGACATAACCCTGCTCCACCAACCTGTCCCAAGCATCCTTGCGCTTAAACAACTCAGCCGCTATCTGCTTGTACGGCTCAGTAAACTGGTTCATCTTCTCCTCGGCATCACCCGGTAAGTGCCCCATCTCCCTACTCTGCACACTACTACGGATAATAACAAGCTTGGCGTAGGGGTTACTCTTATCCATAACCTCCTCAAGCGCCTTGTAGAAAGCGATGTATGTCTTACCCGTACCAGCCACACCAGACAGAGCACAGAAGTAATGCCCCTGCTGGTATGCGTCAAAGAACTCCTTCTGCTTCTCTGTCTTAGGGCTGATGGTTAGCATATCATCTAACTTCATCTTTAGCCCATGTTGCGGTTTAGACTCTGAGTCCGTTGCTCGTTTCTTTGTTACCATTAAGCTGCCTTACCCCATACGTCATCCCATGTGCCCTCAGTAGCACCCTTGGAATAATCTGTTACACGTTGTTCAAAGAAGTTAGTGTGGCTTACGCCTAACATACCATCCACCCAAGGCAGAGGATTCTTCTTCACCTTAAAGACACCTTTCATACCCATACTAATCAGGCGACGGTCAGCGATGTAGCGGATATACTCCTTCACCTCTTCTGCTGTCAGCCCCTCTACGTCATACATACCGAAGGCTAGGTCAATAAACTTATCCTCTAGCGCCACCATCTCTTTGGCGATTTCTTTCACACGCGCGCTTGAGCTATCTTTAGGGTTCTGTTTAACCCAATCACGATAGACCTTAATCATCCCCTCAGCGTGTTGCGTCTCATCCACGATAGACCAAGCAATGATCTGGCCTAACCCCTTGAGCTTACCATGCCGAGCAAAGTTAAGCAACATAACAAAGGAGGAGAACAGTTGCATACCCTCACCAAAGGCGCTAATCGTGGCAATCTTCTCTGCCATCGGTGCATCGCCTAGGTTCTGGTAGTACTCATGCTTCTCCACCATCTCACCGTACTGTAGGAACTCGTTATAGGTACTCTCAGGCAAGCCTAGTGTTTCAATCAGGTGAGCGTAGGCGGCGACGTGCAAAGCTTCTCGTCCGGCAAACCCACTCATCATCATCCGCACCTCTGGTTGCTTGAACACGGGGAGGTAGTGTGTGTAGTACCCATCTCCAATGTCCAAGTCACCCTGCACAAAGAAGCGTAGGATTTTGGTTAAGAATTCCTTCTCTTCCTTCTTGAGCTTCTTCTGGTAATCCTTCAGGTCTTCCCCCATCGGAACCTCTGAGTGTAACCAATGGCTCTGCTCATGTTGTAACCAAGCGTCGTATGCCCAAGGGTATTTGAACGGCTTGAATGTATTTCTCTCTTCTGTCAATTGTGGCTTCATTACCATTGTCTCCATGTGTTAGCAATAATGTGTAGGCAGGTGACTATCTCTAGCCACCGTACCCAAGTTACCCTTCGCAAGCTAGGCATGTCTCTCCATTTGCAATAGCTGTCATATCAATCGTCTCCTCGATGCGCTGGCGTTTAACCTGAGCACCAACCTTATCTGCCTTACGCACCTTGTCAGAGCGTAGGTAGTACAAACTCTTCAACCCCTGCTTCCAAGCCATGAAGTGTACAGCATGTAGATAGGCAATGGTT